AGTGGGTCACTTACTCCAAAAGAGTATCGCTCCCTTGATTTGTATCTCACGTTACCAGTATCAAAGTCTCCATCCATCGATGTTTCCAATGGTGTACGGTTGAAATGCTTCATACCGTTAGGAACATCAGTAATGATGAAAAATGCATTGCTGTCAGTCAGATAGTGATTAACAGCGTAGCCTTCAGGGATCGCTCCCATATTGCGTATTGCGTTAATGTCATTATCTGCTGTCGCCACACGCTGTGTTGTTTCAAGCAGACGATCTGCTGTAAACATCAAAGCAGGTGGAACAATTAACCGTCGAGGTCTAGCAGCAATTAACAAACCACGCTCGTCAGTAAATGCAGCAATATCAATAATTGCATTCTCTAAAGACGTTTCGTTTAGGTCTGCTGCTGTAGCGGGACGATTACTGTTTTTGCCGCCATTAACTAGCGGGTGTCCGTCACCACCAGTAACACCGTCACCAGATGCAGTGAATAGGTTTACCCCATCACCAGACTGATATGAATTGGTGAAACCGTTGTTAAGAGGATTAACCGCCTTAACCTGCTTGGTATACGCCATAGCACGGGCAAGAGCTTTGGTATAACGTGCAGACAATGAGTCATACAGGTTATCTTCCATCGCTTCTTCCGTAATCGCGAATCCCATAGCAATAGTTTCGTGGTTATATCGTGCAGTGAAAGACTCTTGCGCTGAATCATAAGAGATTGCAGAACCTTCGTTTTTCACAGGAGCAGCACCAAAGCCGCTCAACTTCACTTCCTCTTCAAAACTACGCTCCGAGCTTTCAGTCTCATAAATGAGTTCATGCTCGTCTTCGTATTTTCCATACTCCAAGCCAAAAAGGGCATTAAGTCCCGGCAGGAGTTCTTTAAGCATTTGCGCTCTAGAAATAGCCATTCTTTAATCTCCTTTATACGCCTAGCGCGGTTTCGTATGCGTGGCTTAGTGGCAAATATGTCACTAATACGTCTGTGTAGCTGTCACCAACTGAGCTGGATGGGCCGTCAACAAACTCAACAATACGCATAGGTAAGCTGTTAGTAGTAGCAATTGTAGAAGCATCTACTGCATTTTTACTTCGACCTATAGAAGTCGAGCCAGCAGTATTGACTAGTGAAACATTGTTTCCAAGTCCTGTCTGAGCAATAGATCCATCACCTTGCATCCTGAAAACAAGATCAGGATCGTCAACAACATATGCCATAATGTCATCTGCTGCTGTAGAAGCAGGGAATTGCTGATTAAAAGTTAGCTGGTTAGAAGTCGGATCGGTGTAAGAACATCCTACAAAAATTCCAACAGTGCCTGCGACGACAGCCGTTGTAATTGCAGATTTCTCTACCGTTCCGGCAGCAACTAACTTAACAAAATCGCCATAAAAAATGGCTGTGCCGTAACCGCTGGCAATCTTCATGTGCCTGACTTTTCCTGTGAAAGAGCCGCTTGCACTAAGAGTATCAGTCGGTTCAGCACCCATAGGGGTTGCGCTGGTAGCCATAAATGACCTCCTTTAACTATAGAAACAACCCAGCAACTAGGGTTAGTTTCTACCGAAAGTTGTTCTCGTACTTCTCTCTGGGTTTAGCAGAGGCATACGAGGATCATTCTCGCGCATAAAGTTATTATCAACGGAGTTCATCTGATCATCAGCTACTTTTTGGAAGTGTTCACTTCTAGCAGCCATTGTCTCAGCAGGAGCCTTACATAACAGCAAACCACCTACTTCTAGATTGCCTTCAAACCTAGACCCGACATCTGGTTGCAGTTTCAGTTCAGGGTGTTCTTCGGCAGCACAAGGCTCCCAACCTTCCCTAAACATTTGAGAAACATGAGTGTTATCTGGCTGACCTAGGATACTAACTCGTACCCATCGGAAAACCCAACCATCCTGCGGCTCTGGATCTGGCAAAGTAGAAGCGGGAATCCACTTATCACTTGGCCTTTCATCCGCTTTACGCGAGGTGTTTTTTCTTGGTGTGCGCTCTTCAGACATCAAAAATTCCCCTTAATGAGTTCTTTTGCATACTGTTCGTTGGTTAACCCAAGCCGCTTGGCGAGAGCTACTTGAGTGGACGTTAACTGTACTTTGCGCGGTTTAGCACCGTTATTCCTTGCGGAAGGTGCCACCACCGACGAGGGCTGATTGGCAGTCACAGTCGCGGTACGCCCATCTGTATCGCTTTCATCCTGCCAACCGTAATTAGGATACGAACTTCTCATGCCATTATCTACATATTGGAAGTATTGAGGAGAGTTGGGTCTTAAACCATGATCTCTTAATGCTTCTTCATGCAGGCCATAAGCTGTCGCAGTCATTGCCTTATTTTCTGGATTCATAAACCAAGGATTGCGTTCAGCCCATGCTGTTGACTCAGGAGAAGGTTGAGGCGGAGGCACTTGCTGCTGCGGTACAGCAGGGGCAACAGGAGCCGTATTATACTGCTCTTGTGGAGCAGGAGGCTGCCATTGATCCTGTTGTTGAGGCAAACTATCTTCATACCTTTGGGCTTCAGTAAGTTCTGCCTGCGCCTTAATCAATTCTTCTTGAGCAGAGACTACATTATCTGTATCTCCCTCTTCATACGCTTTCTTGTATTTTGATCTAGCGTTCTCAAGAGTCATTTCAGCTTTCTGCTTAACAGTATTAATCAAAGCGCCTTCGCCTCGATTAATTAAAGCCTCATACTCTTTGTTCTTGTTTGCGAGTACTTGAGCGACCTTAACCGCCTCGTCACGCATTCTTTCAGAAGCTTCTCTTTGTCTACGCTCTTCGTTTTGCTCGTAACGCAGTTTATTGATTCGCTTTTGAACTTTTTCGCTATAACCGCTTAACTCATCATCATCCTCTTCGGAGGCTGTTTGAGCTTTTGGCGGTCTTCGATCTTCAGGCGGCCTGTCGTCAACAATTTCGTACTCAATATCTGATATTTCAGAATCGGACTCGTTTTGACTAACTTCGCCTTTTTTGCCAATAGTTGTTTTAACGCCAAAGAACTTGTCTTCGGCACTTGCAGGAGATTCAATCTCCAGTTCTTGTTGTACCTCGCTCATACCTTAACTATCCCCCTTGGATCTTCAACAACAGCTTCTACGCTATCGTCGTTTATTAAACGAAACTCTTTTCCGTGAACTTTAAATCTAGTTCCAGAATAAGATCTCATTAATATCCAATCGCCTTCTTTACAAGACGGCCCAGAAGGGAACCGCTGTGGATCTTTGTAGCAGTCTGGCCCTAATTCTAAGACCATACCTACAATAGAACCTATTTCTTCATTTTGCAGCGTTTCAGTGGCTTTTATTATGCCGCCTTCTGTTTTTTCCTCGGGTTCTGGCAAAGTGATGAGGATTTTGTACCCTTTTGGCGTGGGTAACTGTTTTGCCTTTCTGGCGTTGTCATCTGATACTTCAGATAACTCTTCCTTTTTTGCTAATGATTGGCTCATTAGTGCCTCCTTGCACTGGAAATTCGCGTCCAGAGTCGCGTTGCACCGCATTACACGGAGAAATCATGCCTTCTCGTATCTTTCCTTTAGATCGAGAAGCTCTCTCTCAGCCATTGCAAGACCTTGTATAATCCCGCAACACTTAGAGTATTCACTAAAATCAGCACAGCCACCACCACTAATGTGGTCGCTCATTTCATTCATCTGCGCTCTTATGCCTTTCCTGATTGCATCAAAAAAGTTATCTGAAAGCGCATCACTCATTTCTTAAATCTTTTGCCGTTTGAACGCCAGTCTTAAAGCCTTCAATTATTTCTTTTGAAGCGATCTCTTCGGCCTGCCTTTCGTTTTCCATTACTTCTCTTGCAATCTCAAGCCCAAGCTTGGCTTCTTCGTTTTCTTCATCAGACTCTAAACGATCACGCTCTAACTCATCCTTTAACAAATCAGACTGCACCTTGGCATCAATCTTAGCCATCTCAATACGCTCTTGCTGATCCATTCTTTCTCTTTCAAGAGATGACTTATCCACAGCTTTCTGCATATCAACCTGAACTTTAGCCATATCAGTCTGAGCTTTAACCTGAGCCTGCTGCTCTTTAAGTTGAAGCTCTCTTTGCTGCATTTGAACAATAGGATCTTGTGCTTGCTCTTGCGCTTGCTTCTGTTGCTGCTCTTGTTTGCCCATCTGAAGCACTTGTTCTGCCGCAGGAGCCACCAA